CATCTAAATCGTATTTATTAGGTAAGGGAAATCACAAATATTTTGTGAGCATAATAACCCAAACTTAAATTATACAAATATGGTTCCACAAGAAGAAATTGAACGCTTTTTACACGGCGAAGACGACGAGAAATATATTGTCGCATTAGAATACGATTACAAATCAGATAAAATATTTAAAGTAATACAAGACCCAATCAAAGGTAAGCTTTTGAGAATGGATACGTTTATTCCATTTGCTTGGGTAGGAGACCTTAAAGATAAAAACTTCTATAAGGGTAACAAAGACTTTCAAAAGAAGGCGATGTCTGAAAACGGCATTATCATAGAAAAATTAGAAGACCACGGAGACGAAAGATTAAAAAATGGATTGACTTATTTAGTCAAAACAACAAAATCATATTCAAATCTTGTAAACTTTTTTAAGGGTGGAGGTTTAGATCCTTGGGGTAGAGATAACTCAGACTCAATTACCATTATGTCTCCCGTTGAGCAATACCTCATCCAAAAAAGTAAAAGACTATTCAAAGGGTTTGATGAATACGATGAAATTCATAGGTTTGTATTCGATATCGAGACCACAGGTTTAGACCCCAAAACAAGTAAAATATTCTTAATAGGGATGAAAGACAATCGTGGTTTTATAAAATTATTATCGGCACAAAATGAAGATGAAGAAAGACAAATGATAATTGAGTTTTTTGAAACCATAGATAAGTTAAAACCTTCTCTTGTTGGTGGGTACAACTCGGCATTCTTTGACTTCCCATTTATTTTAAAACGGGCCGAAATATTAAAGTTAAATATTAAAAAAATTGCAAAAACTTTAAATCCTGATTATTCTTTAAAACAAAAAGATGGGATTTTAAAATTAGCAAATGAAATGGAGCCTTACGTCCAAACTCAAATGTGGGGTTACAACATCATTGATATTGCACACGCAGTTCGTAGAGCTCAGGCAATTAACTCAGACATTAAAAGTTGGTCATTGAAGTACATTACCAAATTTATTGAGGCTGAAAAAGAAAATCGTGTTTACGTTGAGGGGGATAAGATTGGTAAAATCTATTTTGATAACGAAAACTATTGGATGAATAAAGAAAACGGTAACTACAAAAAGGTTGGGGTTAACGAAAAAATAGATGAGATTTGTTCAAGAAGAGATGATGTTTATAAACAAATTACGGGTTCAAAAATTATTGAGGACTATCTTGACGATGACTTGTATGAAACGATGGTTGTTGATGAACAGTTTAATCAAGCAAACTTTCTACTCTCAAAGTTGGTACCGACAACATATGAAAGACTTTCAACTATGGGTACTGCAACTTTATGGAAAATGATTATGTGTGCTTGGTCATACAAAAACAATTTGGCGTTACCTAAAAAGAAAGAAAAACGTAAATTTACAGGAGGACTTTCTCGTTTGGTACAAGTTGGGTATTCAAGAAACGTATTAAAACTTGACTACTCTTCACTATATCCATCCATTCAGTTGGTACATGATGTATTCCCTGCTTGTGATGTTACAGGGGCGATGAAGAGTATGTTAAAGTATTTCCGCGATACTCGTATTAAATATAAAAACTTGGCAGGGGAATATAAATCAATAGATTTAAAAGCATCAATTTCATACGATAGAAAACAGTTACCGATTAAAATCTTTATCAATGCGTTCTTTGGTTCCTTATCGGCACCACACGTATTTCCTTGGGGCGATATCGATATGGGTGAACAGATTACTTGTACGGGTAGACAGTATCTTCGTCAGATGATTATGTACTTTATGAAACGTGGATACGTTCCGTTGGTGATGGACACGGATGGTGTAAACTTTGAAACTCCTCAAGATAGAGAAAACTATAAGTATATAGGTAAAGGACTTAATGGTTTGGTTAAAGAGGGTAAAGAGTATGTAGGTGCGGAAGCCGATGTTGCTGAGTACAACGATTTGTTTATGAGAAACGAAATGGGTCTTGATATTGACGGTGTGTGGCCGGCAACAATTAACGTGGCTCGTAAAAACTACGCACTTCTTACAGATAAAGGTAAAGTTAAACTAACAGGTAACTCGATTAAATCTAAAAAACTTCAAACCTATGTTGCTGAGTTTTTGGATAAAGGGTTAAGAATGTTACTTGATGGTAAGGGAGGTGAGTTCTTAGATTTTTACTACGAATATGTTAGTAAAATTTATAATAAAGAAATCCCATTAGCTAAGATGGCAAACAAGGCTCGTGTTAAACAATCAATCGATGATTACAAGGTTCACGTTACAAAAACAACAAAGTCGGGAAGTTTGATGTCTAGACAAGCTCATATGGAACTTTTGATTAATGCTGGTAAAACACCAGGTTTAGGTGATACGATTTATTATGTAAATAATGGTGAAAAGAAATCACACGGTGATGTTCAGAAAAAAACCACAAAGATGACTAAAAAACAAATCGAGGAGTACACAAAAATACACGGAGCGGTACCACCTGAAATGTTATCAAAAAGTGAAATAATTTTAAATTGTTATTTAATTGATGAAAAAGAGATTGAAAATAACCCTGACTTATTAGGAGATTATAATGTATCAAGAGCACTGGCAGCATTCAATAAAAGAATAGAACCATTACTTGTTGTATATAGTCCTGATATTAGAAAGGATATATTAATTGAGGATCCAAACGACCAACCAATATTTACTAAATCACAAACAGAGTTAGGTAGAGGATACCCAATGAAAGAGAAAGACCAAGATAATTTAGATGAGGTATTAACACTATCAGATATGGAAATTAATTTTTGGCAATCGGTAGGTATCGACCCTTACTATATGTATATTGATGATACTATCAATTTAGTGGACGACAATAGAGTTAACCATAACAGAGTGTTAATGGATAAAGTCACTAAGATATCTAAAGTAGATGAAGACGAATTTTATGAATTTGATGTAGATGGGGACTTAATATCTTTAGTGTTCGATTAAGAATTTTTTAAACCGTCGGAGGATAAAATATACCAGTATTCTCCGACTTTTCTAAACTCAACACAAGAACCCTTACCAAGTTCAACTTCACTAAATTCCTCATCAATTAAAAAATCACTTTTTACTAAAACATTTGTCAAAGATTTAACCACAACGTGGTCAGTAGATTTAGAATTTAAAAATAATTCACAAAAATCAACATCTTTAACTACAATAACCGATTCGCCATTTGTTGTGTACGTTGGGTTTGTTATTACCGCCAATTCTGAAGTATTAACTTCAAACCCATTTATGATTTTTTTTGATGATACACTCTTAAATATACCCATATAAAAATTATATTACATTATATGGACTTGTAAATGCTCTGAATTTTAACGCTGTATTCATATCCGTGGCCATTTTACCCTTAATCTCCCATTGTTTTTCTGGACGTAACCTTTCCAATCTCATTTTAAGTTCTTCCCACAACATAGATTTTTCATCTTTGGCTTCCGTTTGTAAACTTTGGTATTCTAGTGTTAATTCGGAATCGGGGGTTTTTAAATTACCTGAGTATTTACCTCTTACTCTTGCTAAAGTTTCTTTACAATATGCGGTAAACCATCTTCTAACCCATGCTTGTGCGGGAGAATTAAGTTCTTCCCATCTTGTTTCATCAATTGGGACATCCGAAGGTAAACGTACAATATCAGGATTTTTTGCTAAACAATCTTCTCTATCAAATGTATCATAATACCAATACCAAACTCGATAGTCGTGTCTTTTCATATTACCAAAATCAAACTTACCGCCAGGAACATTCATTAAATGTAACGCCTTTTTACCTTCAGGTAATGCGGTTACCCTATAAGTTAAGTCTCCCGTTATGATTCTTCTTTTAATGTTAATATCAGACATTCTTAAAAGAATATCAAATGCCGGTGTTACGAAATAGTTACCCGTTGTCCCCATTTGTGAGAATCCAGCACCACCACCAAGACCAATACCACCGAATCCGCCGAATCCACCCATAAATGGATCGAAATATGCAGCATCTAATTCTGAACGACTAAACCACAATAATTCATTTAATTCTCTACCTGCAGGTATTTCGTATATTTGTTGGTGTGGGATTAAGTCTATATAGTCTTTTTTAAGGACATAATCTCCCCCAGCCTGTAAACCAACAATTTTAGAATATGCGTAAGTATATTGGGTTTCCCAATCCAAACTTCTAGTGGTGAATGCCCTTGTAACCGATTGTTCGTCCAAATTAAGACCATACAAAGATGCCCATTGACTTTCAATTAACCAATCGTTTACGTGTTGTGAGTAATCTTCTATTGACAATTCTAATAACGAATCAAGCATTTCGTCCTCTAATTCAACAGAACGTAATGGCGCACCCAAAAGATTTTTAATTCTCTTATAAAGTTTACTTCTTTGAGGTTCTTGTATAATTGATGTAGGCATAAGATAATTTTATTATATAAATATCTTATTTAGTTGAAATACTTTCGTTAAGTTTCTTTTTTGTTTGGTTAATGTATGTGTCGGACACAAAATCCCAATTAACTACTTTCCAAAAATTATGAATGTATTTATCCCTTTCATTTTTGTATTTTAAATAATATGCGTGCTCCCACAAATCTAAACCAAGTAACGGGTAACCCCCGTTTTTTTCAGTATCCATTAACGGATTGTCTTGATTAGATGTGGTTATTATTTTTAAAGTATTTTTCTTAGTCAGAACCAACCAAACCCATCCAGAACCAAATCTTGTTTTAGCCTCTTCTTCAAACTTTTCTTTAAATTTATCAAAGGAACCAAACGATTTACTTATTTTTGAAAGTAACGGGTCTTTTAATTTTTGTGGTTTTGGGGATAACATCTTCCAAAAAAGTGCGTGGTTAAACGCCCCACCACCATTATTTTTTACCTTAGTGTTATATTTTGATATTTTTTTAATTATATTCTCTAAGTCTAAGTCAGGGCCTTTAAACTTTTCAATCTCGACATTTAACTTCTCAACGTACCCTTTATAGTGTTTAGTATAGTGGGTCTTCATTGTTTCTTTATCAATAAACGTTTCTAATGAATCAAACTCGTAAGGTAGTTTTTCTATACTAATTTTTTTAATCTCATTTATTAGATTTTCCTTAATAATAGAATTTTCATTTAGTTGTCCCTCTATCTCATTTATTTTTTTTTGAAAATTTTTATAGATTATACCCTCTAAATCTTTATTCTTTTTTTCAAATTTTTTAACGTCTTTTCCTGCAATAGAATTGGCATCGTTTTCGTTTCTACTCCCGATATCAGATTCTTTGTCTCTTTTTAAAACTGTTCTTTGGTGTTCGTGAGCCCATTCGTGGGATAAGGTTCTTAATATATCACGATTTAATCTATCTTTAATTAATATTTTTAATTTGTCTGTGTTTGTTCTAGAACCCGTGGTCATAGTTCCTAATCTTGTGTTAGTAAACACAATATCAACATCCTTTTTAAGTGGGTGTGTTTTTTTTAAAAAATTAATATATTGTTTTATTAATTTTTCTTGTTCGACTGATGGTGTGTATCCACCTCTATAAATGATATTTACCTTCATAGTAAATAAATATCATCTGACACTAGAAATCATATTTAACATTTCTTCTATTGAAGATGCGTCTTCCATAATATCATCACCCATTACTGTTGATATGATTTTTTTCTTTCTATTAAGGATGTCGTATATCACCCCTTCTATAGTGTTTTCAAAAAGTGGATAATAAACTGATGTTGAGTTTTTTTGTCCGATTCTATGTGAACGATCTTCCGCTTGTGCGTGTTCGGCAGGAACAAAAGATAAATCATTCATAATAACAGCTTCCGCTGAAGTTAGAGTAATACCAACACCTGCAGCTTTTAAGTTACCAACAAACACTCTAATTTTATCATTTTCTTGGAAGTCGTCAACCGACTTTTGACGATGAGGTTTTGAACAACTTCCATCTAAGTAAACTGCTTGTTTTCCAAAATGATTATATATTTCTTGTAAAGTGTCAGTAAAGTTTGTAAAAATAATTACTTTTTTCCCTTGTTCAATAATATTTTCAGCCAACTCGATTGTATTTTTTACTTTTTCTTGGGCAATTACTTTTCTCACTTTCATTAATTTTCCGAACTGAATTGTAAGAGACGATGACTCCTCAGAATTATTGTCGTACCAATTAAAGTACTCACCCATAAGTTCTTCATAATCTTTCGATTTTAGTCTCAAATAAACGGGGGTTATGATTTTATCAGGTAAATCCAAAACCTCATCTTTTAATCTTCGTAAAATGTGTGATTGAGTTCTCTCTCTTAGTTCATCTAAATTAGATGCTCCCGTCACGTTCCATACTTTTCTTTTCCCAACACTGAATTGAAACCCGTTACAATATCTTCTAGCGTAAGCCATCCAATTTGCCGCAACAGGACTCTCAACCAAACTTAAAAGATTGTAGTAATTCATTGGTCGAGAAGTCATAGGGGTTCCTGTTAATAACCAAACCCTATCTACCTTATCACAAATATCGTTAACAATTTTTGTTCTTTGTGCTTGTGGATTTGATATCATATGAGCTTCGTCCATAATGACCAAATCAAAATTGTTTTTTAAAATTATTGAGTCGTCTTTCTTTTTTGGGTCGTGAAAGTTTTTTAAAATATCATAGTTGATAATTACAAAATCGTGTTCACTTGAAAACTTTTTACCTTCGGAAATGTAAACAGACCTATCAGAATAATTTTCAATCTCACGTTGCCAATTTATTTTTAAAGATGCAGGACAAACAATTAATATTTTTTTTGCACCTGTCTCAAGAGCAGATATAATGGTTGATGTAGTTTTCCCAAGTCCCATATCATCAGCCAAAATAAACTTTTTATTACCGACTAATTTTTGAATAGCCTCTTTTTGATGTTCCATTGGAAGTCTATGGTTATACTTTTCATAATCAACAATAACGTTTTTTACTTCATTATCTTTTATAAGTGCCGATTTTGGCATCCAAAAGTCGTGAATAGTTTCACCACTAAATACTTTTCCCCAAATATGATACGACTTATCCTTTTCAACCAAAAGTTTTTCAACATATATTTCTGTTGGTTCTTTAGTGTACATTTTATCTTCCATCATTTTTTTACCAAAGTACGCATCAAGTTTTACCCATTTTTTTGCAACCTTTGGTGTTCTATTGTGAAAGTTTATAATATATTCTGCTTGTGTTCTTGTCGGAGTAAAAGACTTACTATTTTGTCTTTTGTGTTTTAAATTTAGGATATAATTGTTCGATCCTTCATAATTATCTAATATCTGAAGGGATCTCGTTTCGGGAGTTTTTGAAATTATTTCTTCCATTGTATTTAATTAAAAAATAGTAAATAATAATAAAAAATCAATTAAACTATTTATATGTATGGCAGATAATAGAGTACCAATCACAAGATTAAATAAGTTTTTTTCTGAACAAGACTTTGATTTAGATATCGAAATGGGTTCTGAATGGCTACACGGGGATATGAACTTCACCTTAGTGTTATATCGAGTAGATAAACAATCAACAGATGTTGACAGAGTTTATGGTGAAACATTAGAGGACGGTGTGAGATTTTTATCTCCTGTTGAATTTAAAGGGTATGTTCAAATAGAGGCTCCGACCAATTCAGATTACGGTGCATCAAAATTAGCCCAAATGGAGCCTGGAAATTTAAAAGTGGGAGTATACCAATCACAGTTGGATGAGTTAGGTATTGATATTGAATATGGGGATTATATCGGATATTATGAGACCGAAGATAAGGTTAGATACTATTCGGTTGTAAATGATGGTAGGGTTTATACGGACAATAAACACACATATGGTGGATACAAAAGATTTTATAGATCAATTATTGCGTCTCCCGTTAATGAAAACGAATTTAAAGGAATATAATGGCGTTACCTAAAAAAGTTAAAAAATATTTACCACTTATACCTGAAAAGGTTGGTAGGGAAAGACGACAAGAAATGTTGGACTATATTACTGATGATGGTACGTATCTACCTAAAGGGGTTTTGCATGCAGACCTTGATGGTGGAGTATTGGATTTTGTAAAAAACGATATAAAGATGGTATCTGCAGGAAAGAATGTACCTGTTGTTGATAAAATCATAACAAATCAAAATTGGGCACAATTTACAACTACTTGGGACTTTAAAGACTTAGATAAAAATATAAAATTACCCTTTATTACTACTGTAAGACAACCTGAAGTAAAATACGGAACATTTCAAGGAGGATTAGCTAATATACCTAACAGAAGACATTTTTTTTACTATACTGTACCTACTTGGGATGGTGATAGAAAGGGTGCTGATGTTTATAAAATACCACAACCAATACCCGTAGATATAAAATACAATATTAAACTTTTTTGTAATAGAATGAGTGAACTTAACGAGTTTAATAAAATTATGATGCAAAGTTTTACTTCAAAACAATCATACGTAAACATTAAAGGTCACTATATGCCATTACACTTAGAGGAAGTCTCAGATGAATCGGCTAAGGAAATTGAAAAAAGAAAGTATTATATTGCAAATTATACAATTTTATTAAAAGGTTTTATATTAGACGAAGAAGAATTCCAAGTGAGCCCTGCAATATCAAGATATGTTACTATGTTTGAGGTTGACGTTTTAAATAAAAACCGTAAGGTTAACCCACAACCACCAAGACCTGACAGTTTTGATTTAGATCTATTATTTGTTTCGGGTGTTACTGAATTGAATGAGGTTTTTAGATATACTGCAGATATAACAATTAATGGAACGACTAATTTAATTAATTGTTATGAAACCACCTATTCATCAATAACAAATAATACTTTGTCTTATATTAATTGTAGTGGTGATACGACTGTTACATTTACAAACGTTGGGGATTCGGGTACTATATGCGTCAAATCCTCAACTTTACCGTCCTTTGTTAACACAACTGGAGGAGTATTTAGTGAAGGGGGTTCTTGTGCTTCAAGTTATTCTGTTTTTATTAATAATAATTATTTGGGTGACAATGTCCCAAAAATACAAATTAACGATGGGGATACTTTAAAAATTATTGTATATAAAGATGACCTAACCCAAAACTCAATTATAAAAACTAAAGCGGTTTTGGTTTAATCATTCTCCGTAAATATCTTTTTCTTTTTGACACGTTTTACGAATTAAATTTTCTAAAAATTTATATAACTTAAACCCTTTCTCTTCGCAGTAGGTTTTTAATAATTCGTGAGTCTCTTCTGAAATCTTTATATTTTTAATTTTTTTCATATATAGAATAAATATTAAAAGGTAGAAAAAAGGTAGAATTTTTTCATACTCTTTATTTTTTAATCAAAAACACGATAGATTTTTGCATAATGATGAGGTATTTATATATAAAATAAAAGTTTAAAATAAAAAAGATTTAAAATGGCATCATCTAACAAAGTATTCGTATCGCCTGGAGTTTATACTTCAGAAAGAGACTTAACATTTGTTGCACAAAGTGTGGGTGTAACTACATTGGGTATTGCTGGTGAAACCTTACAGGGACCGGCTTTTGAACCAATCTTTATAACAAACTTCGACGAGTACCAAGTTTATTTTGGTGGAACAAGTCCTGAAAAGTTTGTTAACACACAAATCCCTAAATATGAAACATCGTATATTGCTAAAGCATACTTACAACAATCAAATCAATTGTTTGTTACAAGAGTACTTGGTCTTTCAGGTTACGACGCTGGGCCATCTTGGTCTGTTGTTACAATGGGTAACGTTGACCCTGCAACTATTTCCAATACAGGAAACACAACAGGAACGTTTACGTTTACAGGAGTAACAGGAACAAGTTCTAGTATCTCATTAGTTGGTTTACCAACCGCGATATCATCATTGTTAACTAACACTTACACTAATTTTGATAATTCAACATCAACATTACAGTTGGATATCCAAGCGTACATTAGTAATCAAATTGCGTTATATTCACAAGGTTCTGTATCGTCAGGTACGACTGCTCAGTTTTGGGGTAGTGTAACTAATAGTGTTATTACAGGTGTTACAGCATCTTCAGTAAACACTGTAACAGCATATACTGAAACATACGGCGTTAGTGATGTAAATATTGCAAACAACACATTATCAGCAACGACTAACGACCCTTGGTTCTATTCACAATTTACTTACTCAAAACCTTCAGGTGTTGGTAAATATTATGGTTTTGGATTTGGTATATCTTTAGACGGTATAGTTACGGGAGCAACTGCAGGGACTTATTCAGGTGTTTGTAATTACGGTATAACTAGTTACTCAGGTTCGCCTTATAGTACTTACGACGATTTAGTTGTGGCAACATTAAGATCAAGAGGTATTTCAACATACTCATCAACAAACCACGGACCGTCTTTTGAAGTTTCGGGAATGTCAATGGCAACATTAATTACAACAGGAAATTATACTTCCGTTAATACAAATCCGTTTGAAACGTTTTTAATTACGGGTACTACAACAGACGGAGATAGTTTTAGTTTTGAAACATCTCTTTCAACTACCGACACTCAATATATGTCGAAAGTATTTGGTAGAAGTAATTTCGGGAAAGATAGAACTCAGGTACCATTATTTGTTGAGGAAGCGTATCCGGCATTATTAACTACAGGTTATAGAGCAAATAAAATTAGAGGTATTTATCAAGATTTTGTTACTTTACCTGGAGTTACCGATACAACAGCAAATGATTATAACGATACTATTGCGTTTTACTTAGAACAATACCAAACTCCTGAGACACCATTTATCGTATCAGAACTTAGAGGTAGTAAAGTTTATAACTTATTTAAAGCTAAACTTATTTCTGACGGTAACGCAGCAAATAGATTAGTTAAAATATCAGTGGCAAATATGTCGTTTAATAATTTAACATTCGACTTATTTGTTAGAGATTTCTACGATACTGACCAAAATGTTAGAGTTTTAGAAAGTTTCACAAATTGTTCTATGGATCCATCACAAAATAACTACGTAGCAAATAAAGTAGGTACGGCTAATGGTGAATACCAAGTTAAGTCTAAATTTATTATGTTGGAAATGAGTGATGATGCACCGATAGACGCATTACCTTGTGGATTTGCAGGATATACATCAAGAGAGTATTTGTCATCAACACCACCATTTGTGGCATACAAAACAAAATATTTACAACCAGGTGACGTAATTTATAACCCACCATTTGGTTCATCAAGTGGTGTAGATAACCCTGTTATTTCTAACGGTGAAAATCCAAGAAGAGCATACTTAGGTATTTCAAACATTACAGGTGTTGATTACGATTTCTTTGAATATAAAGGTAAACAATTACCTGCAAACCTTGGTACAGACACTACAGGTTCACAATGGGCTTACACAACTAAAGGTTTCCATATGGATAGTGGGGCTACTATTGTAACTATGATAGATGTATTGACTTCAGCAACAACTACAGCTTATGAAGTGGGTGTTGGGTCATTTAGAAGTGAACCTACAGATAGTGATAACCCATATTATAGATTAAACACTCGTAAATTTACATTATTACCTTATGGTGGTTTTGATGGTTGGGACATCTATAGAGAATACAGAACTAATGGTGACTCTTACGCTTTAGGTCAGACAGGATATAAGTTTGGTGCACAAGCATCAATCACATACCCAACGGCTTCAGGATGGGGAGCGTTCAAACAAATCTCAGGACCTAACCAAGAAACTTGGGCAAATACTGACTACTATGCATACTTATGGGGACAACAATCATTTGGTAACCCTGAGGCGGTTAATATAAATGTATTTACAACACCTGGTATTGATTATGTAAATAACTCAAACCTTGTTGAAACTGCAATTGATATGGTAGAAACTGATAGAGCGGATTCGATTTATATCACAACCACTCCTGACTTTAATATGTTCTTACCAACATATAATGATATTGAGGAAGGATTAATTTACCCTCAACAGGCGGTTGATAACTTAGAAAATACCGGTATAGACTCTAACTACACCGCAACTTATTACCCTTGGGTTTTAACAAGAGATAGTGTGAATAATACACAAATTTATCTTCCACCAACGGCAGAAGTAACTAAAAACTTGGCGTTAACAGATAACATCGCATTCCCTTGGTTCGCATCAGCGGGTTACACAAGAGGTATCGTAAACGCAATTAAAGCACGTAAGAAGTTAACACAAGAAGATAGAGACACTCTTTACAAAGGTAGAATCAACCCAATTGCAACCTTCTCTGATGTTGGTACAGTAATTTGGGGTAATAAAACTCTACAAATTAGAGAGTCTGCACTTGATAGAATCAACGTAAGAAGATTGTTGTTACAAGCACGTAAGTTGATTTCGGCAGTGGCGGTTAGATTATTGTTTGAACAAAACGACGATAAAGTAAGACAACAATTTTTAGATTCAGTAAACCCAATCTTGGATTCGATTAGAAGAGATAGAGGTTTGATTGACTTTAGAGTAACGGTTTCTAACACACCTGAAGATTTAGATTCAAATACTTTAACAGGTAAAATCTTCTTGAAGCCAACAAGAGCGTTAGAATACATAGACATCGAGTTTGTTATTACACCAACAGGAGCATCATTCGATGATGTATAAATAAAAAATAAATGGGGAGTTTAGAAATATTCTCCCCATTATATATTTATAAAATAAAAAGTTATGAAAATAGAAAAAAAATTAATTAAAGAATCTTTAGGTGATTTTAAAAAAAGTCCTAAAACGTTTTCACAAAAAAAACAAAACATTATCATAACTGAACAACAGTTAGAAAAACTTTTAGCGAAACTACAAAAATAATGAATAGATATTCTAAACACATTAGAGAGGGTATTGATGATTCTGGTAATCCAGATTCTAAGTACTACGCCTTTGATTGGGACGATAATTTAATGTTTATGCCAACTAAAATTGTTGTTTTATCAGAAAACGACGAAGAGGTAGGTATGGGTACCGAAGACTTTGCTGAACACAGACATCAGATAGGGGTTGAACCTTTCAATTATAAAGGAACAACGATTATTAATTATGCTCCCGATCCGTTCAGGTATTTTGGGGTTGAGGGGGATAAAAGATTTATTATCGATGCAATGACTGCGCCTTTAGGTCCGTCTTGGAATGACTTTGTGGAATGTATTAACGGAGGGTCAATTTTTGCTATAATCACCGCTAGAGGTCACACACCAAGTACATTAAAAGAAGGGGTTAAAAATTTAATAGTCGCTAATAAAAACGGTATTAACAGTAAAACTCTTATTGAAAATCTTAAAAAGTATGAGTCTTTAATGAAAAAAAATATTAGAGAACAAGATGAGACAATAAATTTTGAGTATGATAATAGTGATTTAATAGAAAGATATTTAGAAAGATGTCTATTTGAACCTGTTAGTTATGGTGCGGGTAGTGCAAAAAATCCTGAACAAGGTAAAATCGATGCTATGAGAAACTTCATTTCTTATTGTAAGAAAGTGGCGAATGAGATAATACACGTTCCTGGTAAATTTAAAAATGATGTTGCGAACAACGAAATAATCCCAATAATTGGTTTTTCAGATGACGATCCTAGAAATATTGATAAAATGAAAGATTTTTTAGATAAAGAATATGAAGAAAATCCAGTAAGAATGTATTTAACTAAAGGAGGAGATAAAAAAGAAATATAATATTTATTGGGTCTAGTATAAGGATATTTCTAAAATAGATGAAAGTAAATAGAAAAAAAATAAACCAATAGATATTTATAAAATAAATAAAACAAATTAAAAAATAAGATATGGCTGATTTATTAATGAAAATGCCCTTTCAGTACGAACCTAAAAAGAAAAATAGGTTTATTCTGTCTTTCCCTTCAGCTTTAGGGATTAACTCTTGGTACGTTGAGTCAACTTCAAGACCGAGTGTAGATGTTAAAGAAGTTGAGATTCCATTCTTAAACACTTCTACTTACGTTGCTGGTCGTTTTACTTGGGGTACTATTGACGTTACTTTCCGTGACCCAATCGGTCCTTCAGCATCTCAAGCATTAATGGAGTGGGTACGTTTATGTGCTGAATCTGTTACAGGTCGTATGGGTTATGCTGCTGGATACAAAAAAGATGTGGACTTAGAAATGTTAGACCCAACAGGAGTTGCTGTTGAAAAGTGGATACTACAAGGTGTGTTTTTAACTAAGGTTGATTTTGATTCATTATCTTATAGTGAAGATGGCCTTGTAACGGTTAAAGCAACAATGAGACCTGATAGATGTATTTTGGTATACTAATCAAATAACAAATATAACAATATTAACCCTACTATTAAGTGGGGTTTTTTGTTTACTATAGACAAAAACAATTTATTTTTTAAATAAAACTATATTATGGATCAATCTACAGTTTATGGACAAATGGATTTTAATTTACCACACGATGTGGTTTCCTTACCTTCTAAGGGAAAATTCTATTTACCAAAAAAAGAAAGTTTAAAAGTCGGGTTTTTAACCGCATCAGATGAAAATATTTTAATGTCCCAAAATAACTCCAAAGAAGGGATTATTTATACATTACTTAAAAATAAAATATACGAGCCAGGATTTAGTATTGACCAACTATTAGATGTCGATATTCAGGCAATATTAATCTTTTTAAGAAATACTGCATTTGGTAACGAATTTAATTATAAACTAAAAGACCCAAAAACGGGTAATGATTTTGAAGTCACTATTGTAATTGATGAGTTAAAATATATTGAACCTTTTCACGAACCTGATGCTGAGGGGTTGTTTGAATTACAATTACCTAAGTCAAGTAAAAAAATCAAAGTTAAACTATTGAGTTTAGGTGAAACAAGAGAGATTGATAAAATCATAGAAAAGTACCCAAAAGGTATGGTAGCACCAACAATTACTAAAAAGTTAGAATACCAAATTGTAGAAATTGATGGTAATCGAAGTAAAGAGGGTATTGCTACGTTTGTGAAAAGTATGCCTATTTCTGATTCTAAACTTATTAGAAAATTTGTTTCTGAATGTGAACCAGGTATTGACCTTAAACAAGAAGTAGTGGCCCCGTCCGGAGAAAAAGTAACGTTTGACGTGACTTTTGGGGTCGACTTTTTTCGTCCTTTCTTCTCAATATAAGCAGATATTATTGGATGAGTTTTTTTATTTAACAAAACTTGGTGGTTTTAATTATCGAGACTTACTAATAATGCCAACTTTTGAACGTAAGTACTTTATGAAAAAACTTGTTGACTATCACGAAAAAAAATAAACCATTCTATTTATAAATAAAAGAAAATATGCTTTGGTTATTTTTTCAAAATGAGGCTGAAACAACAGGTAAGGAATCTGAGGCAGCAAAAACCACAAGAGGGACAGGTGCTATTAAACAATTAGAGGAATTAAAAACCGCTTTTAAGGATTTTGTTGCTGGTACGGACGTAAGTACAATTTTCGCTAACATTAACTCCCAACTAACCACAATGGAGGATTCCGCAATGGCCCTACAAAGGTCTATGGGTGGAGTTGTTGTTGGTGCCGAAGATTTTAGAGAAAGACTAACAGATGCGTTTAAAGAGACACAATCAATAGGTGGGTCATTTCAAGATGCTGCGGATGCTGTAGGTGGAATTGCCACTGAAATGGGGAGAGTTGTTAATCCAAGTAAGGAAGTCACAACATTAATGATTGAGTTTTCTAAGGCAACCGGAGTTTCTTCAAAAGAAACGGGGCAAATGGTTGCACAATTTGCAACATTTGGTGGAACACAAAAAGAGGCGATTACTGACATATCATTACTTGGTGCTGAAGCAAGAAAATCAGGTTTGGCTGCAAAATCATTCACACAAGAAGTTGCAAAAAATTTAAAACAAGCAAGTTTATATGGGTTTGAAAAAGGAGTTGAAGGTATACAAAAAATTGTAAAACAAACACAACTTCTTAGAACAAGTATGGAGAAGTTACAAATTAAAGAAATTGGTACTTCTTTATTGGATCCTGAAAAGGCGTTAGAAGCGGCATCAAGTATGCAAATGTTAGGTGGTTCTGTCGGAGCATTGGCTGACCCATTTCAGTTACTATATATGGGTCAAAAAGATATGGCCAAACTAACTGATGAAATTTTAAATATGTCAAAGGCTACTTTTACCTTTGATAAAGAAACGGGAACGTTTGGTCAAACTACCGAAGATATGTATCTTTTACGAGCACAAGTTGAAGCGTTAGGTGGTAATTATGAAGAAACCGCAAATGCTGGTAAAGAATTGGCTAAACAAGATTTTATTAAAGGTAAAATTGGTAAAGGGTTTAGTGAAGATGAACAAAATTTAATCGCAGGACTTTCTCAAATTGGTAAAGGTGGTGAAGTAACGATAGATTTTCCCGGATTTTCAAAAGGGGTTGTTAGTTTACAAGAAGCAATGGCTGACCCGACATTCGCAGAAGAATTAAAAAAATACCAAGAAAAGGCTGCAATGAGTGATAAAGAACTGGCTGAGGAACAATTATCGGTTGCTGAAAAACAGGCAATAGATATTAACCAAATTAAAAATGCTGTAATTTTAGGAATGGACTCAACAAAAAGAAACGAACTTTTGTCCGCAATAAAAAAATCAGATAACGCCTCTTTTGAATTATTTAAAACAACAACAGAAACTTTGGCGCCAGTAACAAGAGAGGGAAATCTTACCGCACAAAACGCAGTTGCTGACAGTTTAGAACTAGTTAAAAAAACACTACCAACAGCGGGTGAACTGAAGGGGATGATGGACACATATATAAACAATACTAAAAATAATTCCGGCGGAGAAGAAGAAGGTGGTGGTGGTGGTGGTGACAACCAAGAAGTTGATATTGAAGGAACCGATCCATTTGGTGGTGGTGGAGACAACCAAGAAGTAATTTTTGATGCACAGTTTAAAGGTGGTAAAAACACTATGATAAGTGCCGAAGGTAAATTGTACCAACCACTACCTAATGACCAAATAGCCGTAGGGACAAGATTGTTGGACACCTTAAATCAAGGTCAAGTAGGGTTAGATTTAATTGCCGCCTTATCTAATGTTAAACAAAGTAGTTCCACTCAATCAACAAACGTGAGTGGCAAAGTAGAATTTGGTGAAATAAGAGTAAAAATAGACGCACCTTCAGGCGTTGACATCGCAATGTTAGAAAAATCATTAAACAGTAAACAATTTACCGATAAAATAATGGGAATAGTTGCAAATCAGAAATCATACTATCAAAATCAAGCAACACTTGAAGGTTAAAAAATATATTTTAATCTATTTATTAATAAAAATAACGAATGGAAAGCCCATTATCATTTGACTCTACTGAAAACTTTAGAAAAAAGTTACTTTTACGTAACTTAAAACCATATAATGTTGATGGTTCATTTAGTAGTAATTACGTACCTGCAAATTCAGAATTTAATATTATTGATTATTCTATTATTGATTCACCTTCGGTTGAAAGTATTGGTAATGTGCAGGAACCATTACTATACAAACAAAACAAATATGGGCCACAAGGACAAAACTCAACCTACGGAGATTTTGTAAATATAAACGTAAATTTAAATACACAAACAAATTTTGGTGAATATGATTTTACCGACTCTATTAACAGTAAGTTAGAAGTTATTGGAAACAATCAAGAAAATTTACTTTTTGTAAAAAATCTTTACGGACCAACACAATTTGGTACATCATACGGTGATACCGTACAAATTAATAATACGTTATTTACCACAACTAATTTAGGTGTTTATGGGTATCCACAGACTGTAGGGTCTAAATTAGAAACTATTGGTGATATAAAAGAAAACGATTTAATTGTTAAAAACGTTTATAAACCAAACATTCTAAATGGTTTTGGTGATACTGTTTGGTACATCAATAACGACTTAACAATATCCACAAACGGATCTGGTGAATATAATATAGGTGATACTTTAAATAGTAACCTATTTCAAATAGGTAACAACCAAGAAGTACAACTAAGAGTAAAAAACAAATACACACCCGAAGGTGGAAATGATTATGGGAATACTAGGTACAGTATTAACAACGATTTAATTTTAGGATCTAATCAAGGAGAGTATAATTATGACGATACTATATCTAACGAATTAGAAAATAAAGGTATTGCTATACGACCTACATTATTTACAAATAATGAGTATAGACCTGAAAACGGACAAAGTGAGTTTGTTGTCCAACCGTTTAATATATTAAAAAATATTATAATTGGTTCGGGTAATTATAACTACGCCGACAGTATAGGTAGTGATTTAGAGGTAAATGGTAAAGTAATGAGACCTGACCTTATAGTTGTTAACCAATACGGACCACAAACATTATTTAAAGATTCTGTAAACATTAATCAAAACTTACAGACAAATTCTAATGAAGGTGAGTATGGTTATCCCGACTCAATCAATAGTCCTTTAGAAGTAATTGGTGAACAAAATTTAGACCAACTAATTCTTAACAGTTATAGACCTGAAACTGATTTTTTAAACCCGGTAACTCCAAACATTAATTTACCAAAAGTTCCTAATAAAGGGATATATGATTACAATGACACAATAAACAGTGAATTAGAAATTGTAGGAACTTCAAAAGAAGAACAAGCATACGGTAAAAACAAATATGTAACAGGTACAGGAACATATGAAGTATTAACAATAGATGACCTACAAATTAAAACTGTAGGAACCCCATACGCTAACGGATTAAAAACTTTAGGATTTGTATACTCAACATACTCACCTATCACCATATTAACTAGCGACGACCCAAAAGGTTCAAATGGTAGTCTATCACAAGACTCTGATTTGGCGACTATTGGCGCAAAACAACTACAAAAAGAATTTAAAAGTAGAGTTGCGTTAGAGTTATTACAACAGACAGTTAGTAGGGTAAACGCATTAACATCGTCCATAGATCCTGACAGTGGTGAAGTTTCCGTTAAACCTAATTTAGACCCGTTCAATGCGGTTGGAATTATTAGTGGAAATATCCCTGTACTTGCACGTAATTTTAAAATTACATCTCCAAGTGGACTATTAGGTAAAACTGTAGATTTTGCAGCAAGATTATCAGGATTGTATTCACCATACTCAATAATACCTGGTGAGTACTTTGATTACCCAAATAAAAGACTTTTAAATCAATTAATTGAGAACCCAATAAAACCGTTGGTTAGTGGTGCGTTTAATGGAATTAGAAAACTAATTGGACAAAATTCAAAAATATCTTCTGAATTATTTTTAGCGAACACTTCAGAGGCGACTAAAAGCCTATTGTATGAACAATTATTTTATAACGAGTATAGACCCGATTATAAATTTAATGGTGAAGTAGGTTTAAATTTATTTTCACCTAAGGCTAATTATTATGTTGGTACAAAAAAGAGTAGTATAACCGATTTGGTTTCTCCTGTTAGTGAACAAGCAAAAGATAAAAACGGAGACCCAAATGGTGGGCCGGTATTAAGTTATAGTAATATTGGGAAAGAATACGAGGGAAGTAAGATTACTGAACTATATAGTGGATTTAAAACTAAATCTTATTTTGATGGTATCAACGGAGTTCAAGGTGGAATTACTTGGATGTCAACTGATAACTACGTTAAAAAGTACCAATTTGTTGGGCCTGAAGGAAAAACAGTAAATACTCTAGGTCAAAATTTAGGTGTAGATACTTCATTTTACAGTAGTAAAGTCTTTGGAGGTCAATTTGATGTAACACAATCATTCAATAACGAATTTACACCTGGGTCAATATTAGATGTAACACAAAAATTAATTGATGCAGGCAATAACTCATCATATAAGTTAGAACACGTAGGTAACGCAATAAATCAAATATCAAAGGTCTTTAATGATGGGTATGTTGAAATGACTAAAGGGTCGAGAGTTGTAAAATATACAACAAAAACATCTAGCCCCGCATCAACAGGAGGTAATAATGTTGTTGGATATGAATATTGTCGATTGTTTACTAAAGACAGACCTTATATGACATACGATGAATTACAAAAAACTGAGGGTAATATAAGAAAATATACTAACTCAGTTTTAGATAATACATTTAATTTAAATATTGCACCGACAAGAGGTAACGAATCAACAAATATCCAAGGAGGTAAAGTAAAAAAATATATGTTCTCATTAGAAAATTTGGCTTGGAGAACATCAAATAAACCTGGATACACATATGAGGATTTACCTGATTGTGAGAAAGGGCCTAATGGGGGGAGAATTATGTGGTTCCCACCATATGATTTATCATATGACGAATCTGTAACAACAAGTTGGACAGACCACAACTTTTTAGGTAGAACAGAACCTATTTATACTTTTTCAAATTCATCTAGAAAGGGTAATGTAAGTTTTAAAATTGTTGTCGATAATCCTTCTATCACTAACTTATTGGTTGAGAAAGAACTTGAAAAGGTTGATAACGCTGAAACAACTAAAGTTATTGACTCATTTTTTGCGGGATGTTTAAAATATGATATATATGATTTAGCAAAACGATATAGACAATTCACACTTAAAGATATATTTGACACTATAAGTTATTTAGATGATGAAGAGATTGAAAAATTAATACCTGAACTTCCTAAAGAAGTTGCTGAAAATGAAATAGTGGTTAATGATATTAAACCCGCACCATCGGGTGTTACTGCAACAACCGCAGTTACTGAGTTTAATCTTATTGAACCTACAATGTATTTTGAAAACGATTATCCTGACCCAAAAACTTATTTAACAGTATCTACAAAAAACTATGGAGACTTATTTGCGGCATATAAGGGTAGAAAAACCATTTATGAAAATGCCGCAATGGACAAAATTATAAAATATAACGACAATAAATACGTTGATTACTCATCAACCATTACGTCGTTACCTAACTATAGTACTCAAGAATGGTTAACTGAATATATTGATACTAGAAAGAATTCTTTAGGTGAATTTTTTGATTATGCTGAAGTAGAATTTAAACAACTACAATCCTTTTTAACTGAGGTTGCTAAATCATTAAAACAAGGAGACCAAATTACTTTCTCACTTATAGGTTCGGCATCGGCAATTGCTGAAGACACATATAATGTGAGCCTTTCTACTCGAAGAATTAGTTCGGTTTTACAATACATAAATCAATTTAATTATGAAGGTGAAAAATTAGAAAAATATATTAAAAGTAAAAAATTAATTATTAAGGAATTACCTAAAGGTGAAAATGAACTAATACAAGACCCTAAATATAAATTTATAAATTGTAGTAATGAATTTTTAAATATTAATGTTGAGGGTATAAAGTCTATTAATGCGATGGCTTGTAGACGTGTTAGAGTTGCGGATATTGTAAGAACCGCAGCGGCAACTAACAACAACCCACCGGCAAACGAGGAAGAAAAAAGAAAAGAAGACGAGGGTACGTTACCAATTAAAAACCAATCTGAATTCGATAGTCCACCACAAAATAAATTTGTAAAAGTTATTGAAAAGAAACGTGTACAAAAGAAAAGAACTGAGGTTAGATCTGATTTAACTAAAAGATTATTAAGAAAACTATTAACAGAATGTAACTATTTTGATTTAGTTAGACAAAGTGATCCTATGATATATGACGGTATTAGAGAAAAAATAAAACATTTCCACCCAGCATTTCACTCAATGACACCTGAAGGGCTAAACGCAAGATTAGTTTTCTTACAACAATGTATGAGACCTGGAGACACAATACCAACAATTAGTGAAACTGATAGTAGTGGTCAAGTTCCTGTGTATAATGATGTGACTAATAGTGTGTTTGGTGCACCACCAATATGTGTATTAAGGGTTGGTGACTTTTTCCATACAAAAATTGCTATAGACTCGTTAACATTAAAATATGATGAGGTACCATTTGATTTAAACCCTGAAGGTATCGGAGTTCAACCGATGATAGCAACTGTTAGTCTTGGTTTTAGTTTTATCGGTGGACACGGTTTAGCAGAACCAATCGCTAAACTACAAAACGCACTTTCGTTTAATTATTATGCTAATACTGAAATGTATGATGAGAGGGCGGAAGCGACTGAAGACGTGACTTCTAAATATGATGCCGAAATTTTAAAAAGTATTAAAGACGAAATAGGTGTTGTTGACGGAGCAAATAGGCCGTTAAGTAATGATGGTGGAGTAACAATAGGAACAATTACAAGTAATCTATTAGATACCGATACGGGAGTAATTACAGGAGATATTAATTATAAAGATATAATGAAAGACTTAACGGTTAAAACCAAGTCTTATACTAATACCGTTATAACTGCATTAAGTAAAGTTAATACTAAGTATGCTTTAGGTGGGTTATCCATTTTAAATAAAGATAGAAAATTAACAAAAGGATATTTTAATTATTTAAGTGGAAACACTTCTAATGAAACGACAATATATGGTAAAACTGAAAATATACAACCAAAAGTCGATACTTTATTTACAAAAATAAAAGAGGATATTGATAACGGTACTATATCTGTTTTGAAAAACTTAAGTTCACAAAATTTTAAAGATTCTGATATTAGAAAAATTAAAAATAAATTGAAATCTATGGTTGATGAACTAAAGAGTACATATATATCAGATTTAGAAATTGCTAACAGTACAATAGGTACAGATGAATTACCATTAATTAAGTTAATAGACCAATTAAATTACGTTGCAAATGCGACTGACGGATATATAAATCAAAGAGGTGGAACTGTAATTTACGGTATAACAGGTGGAACACCTGTGGATGTAAGTAGTGTTGGAGATGCGAATACCCTTGATGAATTAAAAACCGACTTTTTAAAAATTAAAAATGACTTAAACGAGTTTAATAATAATTTGTCCGTAGATATACTATATAGTGGTAGTGCTTTTTCATATAATGATAATTTTGATTATGAGTTATATTTAACTATCGATGGAGAACAACCAACACCTGAAGATAATAGATGTTATATGGTTTTTGGAAATTCAATTTTAACTGACCCAGTTAAATTTATATCATCAGTTATTGAACCGGTTAAAAATACTTCTGTAGATATTGATTGGCAAACATATATATCAAAAAATGTCGGATGGGCATTTTATTTAGATACAACCAACGGAACATTTAAAAATGAAGCAGCACAAAAAGGGTTGTACCCGTCTTATAAAAAATCAAAAGATAGTACAGACGCACCATTTAAGTTGTTCGACGATTTATATTACAAAAACAAATTTACAAATTATATTCCATATAATTTAGAAAAAACAAGAAAAATGACATACAGTAAAATTTTAACACCAACTGACGACGAACAAAACAATTTAAAAGATATATATAGCAACAGGAACTCTATATGGGATAAATTTAATCTAAAAAAATCATTAAACTAATATGGATTATTATAATAGATACGATAGTTTTTTATTAAATGGTAACCAAACGGTGGTTCCCTTTTTAACTTTACCACAGAGGTCAAGTGACCAAAAATATATTTTTAGATCGAACCAAAGTAGGTTGGATAAAATTAGTTATGAAAAATACGGGACACCATACTTTGGATGGTTAATTCAAATGGCAAACCCATTATATGGAGGATTGGAAAGTGATATTCCTGACGGAACGATTTTAATTATACCATTTCCGCTTGTTGCGGCATTGCAAGACTACAAATCTGCGTTAGATACACATATTTTTTATTATGGCAGGTAAACAAACTAAAAACGTTTTTATTGAAACGCAATATGATAACATAGTACTCATTAACCCAAACCAACTTGCGGATAGTGACGGAAAGGCGACGAGTAGATTAGTTGACCACGAAGATATGGTATACTATGCGAATTTAGAAACATTTATAATACCAAGAACTAAACTAGCAATCGGTGAAAATTTTGACAATAGTGTTTTAAATACAACAATTGCTAGTTTAAATACTGACCCCGATTTAAAAATAAATTTTTTACAACCAAAAGGTAAAAAGGCCTTTGATACAAGTTGGTCAGACCAATTAACAGGTAAAGACTCAAGACAAGGGTCATCATCAAACCAAAAGTTTGAAAACCTAACAACTATTAACGGCAAACAAACCTACGTTAATACCGTTAAAAATTACGAAGACACCCAACTTTTAGGAATTAAAAGTATTGATGTTACTGTTAAATCGACTGGTGTACCTTCGGTAAAAATTGAGATGGTCGACGTTCAAGGAAAGATGTTATTTGAACAAGGAGAAAACTCAATATACTCAGTATTTTTTAATTTTCCGTATCCGTTATTTTATTTAACGTTAAAAGGTTATTACGGTAAGGCGATAAGATACCGTTTATCTTTACTTAGTTTTAATGCAAGGTTTGATGCTGACTCAGGTAACTTTAATATATCTTTAGAGTTAATTGGTAAGTTCACTGCGTTATTATTTGATACACCATTGGCGTATGGTAGGACGGCACCGAAAATGTTTAAAACTCAGGCTTATTTAAAACCAAACGCACAATCTGGAAATGTAACGGTTGTTGAAACAACAAAAGGTAAAATTAAATTAGATGAGGTATATGAAATTTATAAAAAGAAAAAATTAATACCTGAAAATTTTCCACACTATAGCTTAGATAGTTTTTTAACTGCGATATCAAACTACGAAACAAAATTATTGGAGAGTGTTAAAAAAGGAGACTTTAATGTTTTAAATGACATACAAAGATTTAGAGAAGTGCTAAACGATTTAAAGGAAACCATATATACTAATGCTTTAAAAAATTATTTAGATTCTGCAGTTTATTACGTTTACGGTGGTAAAATATATTATCCGTTTAAAAAAGATATTTCACTTCAAGACAGAGAAAAATATAAAACATTAACAGAAGAAAGAATAAAATACTTTGTTAATGAGTTAAAAAATAACAATACTTTTGGTGAAAATAAATCATATAAAAAATCAGATGGAACAACAATTCCTACTGAAATTGACGTGTGGAGTAAAATACGAAACTCATCTATAGTAATAAAACCATTCCCTTTAGATGAGTGGTTAGAAAGTGATATTGATTTAAATAACACTAGATATTATAGGACAGGACAAAAATTAGATTTATCAACCCAAGAAGGTCAGGATAAACTTAAAAAATTTAAAGAGGATGAGTTAGCGTTAAAACCTGGTAAAGTATACGATTTAATAACAAATGAATTCATTGACGACTCAACTGAAATGTATTTCTATGGAGATAAAAATTTAAATGATGGTACGTATGTACCAAATAGTTTTTTAAACGTAATTGAAGATGCATTAAAACAGTTAGACGTTAAAGAAGAACAAATAGATGACGACCTATCAAAAATTTTGGCTGATAGAGTTGTAAAAGGTGATGGTGGACTTGGGTTTACCCCAACAATACGAAACGTCTTTGCAATATTATTTGCGGGAGTCGATGCGTTTTATCGATTAATGGAAGACACACACCAACAGGCTTGGGATGTAAGAACAAATAAAACAAGATTATTATCGGTAATACCACCTGAAAAAAACTTTTCAGTAGAAGGGTTAGATAGTATACAAACTTCTACGGGAGAATTAAATGACCAAAATATTGTATATCCTTGGCCTTTATATTTTGATAAACAAAAACAAAAAGATGGGAGGGAGTTGTATACTATACAATATCCTGGTGACCCTAAAATTATAAATAAAACTAAAGGGTGGAATACAGAAGTATGGCCTGAAGTTTATTTTGTAGAGGAATACATTAGTGGGTCACTAACAAAGGAAACGATAACCAATAGTAATATCTTTAATAATCCAAAAAGTGATACGTCGTTGGTAAGTCCTAACGCTACGTTTTTCCCATTTACAACACTACCATACCAAGATGTGGATTCTGTATCTGTACTTTATGAGATGATAGAAAGGTCAATAATTAACTCAAACTTTAATAGGTTAAATTATGATGTTGCGGTTAAAAAACAAGTAGATAAACTTTTTGCCGATTTTGAAGGTCAAAATGTTGTATCAACAATATCATCAAGTTTAGAATTACAGAACCTACTTAGAGAATATAAATTTACATTACCTACGTTTATTAATTATTTAAAAAAAATATCAAATAACGGGTCAGGTAAAAGTTGGTTAACATACGACCAGGGGTTATTCAATAACCAATATATAATTAATGCTTTAAACGAACAAAAAGAGGTATATAGTTTTGATACGATTAGTAATCGTTCTATAAATATTAATGCGGATAGTCCACTAACTAAAAACTTAAAAAGTTATTTAGAAAGTACCGAGACATCAACTAATGATATCTTAGATACCTTCCCACTTAATAATTTAAATTGGTTAAAAAATAACGTATCAAATGGACAATCATTAAATACCTTAAGTGATTTTTATGATACCACAAAAACGTTTATTTATTTGGATGATAAGAAAACAATTGCAAGATTAGACCAAACTGAAACCACAACTAATATTGGGCCTTTCACTAATAAGTACGGATTTTCAAACCAACAACAATTATATATAACAAACGCAAATAATAATACAAAACTTAATAGTCGTTCCACCGTTAAAGGATTTTATGATACAAGAAAATTAAAAGACTTATATTTTACAGAGTCGTATATAGATTATGGTAACTCGTATTCAGGTAATGTTGGGTCAAACATACAAACGACATCAATGTTGAACACCCCATATTTTATAAATGCATTATTAAAAGGTGTTGATGGTGAGACAAATAAAGAAGACAACCCATACGTTTCTTTAGGTTATCTGTATTTAAATTCATTACCACTTATAACGACCAAAGAAAGATTAAAAACGTTCACTACCGAAGGTGCACCAACTGATTTAGATTTTTTGGCATCAACCTTTAAAAAATATTCATCTATACACCAAATGCCGTATGCTTGGGTTTTAAAATACGGATCAATTTGGCATAGATATAAAAAATATACCACAACAAATGTGGATATATTAGATGATGTATGGAAAGATTTTGACTATGTATATAATTACGACCCAATAACCTCCGCATCAACAAAACCATATGTAATACCAAACTACACGGGAGGGCAACAAACAGTTTATCTACAATATACACAACCTTTATTAATGTCTACTGGTAGTACCTTAGACATTATAACTACAGGATTTTACCCAAGACTTATTAATAATGTGTACAAATTTTTTAATAAAAAAGATTTATTCACAGGATATACGCAAGACGCATATTTTAAAGCATTTAATGATTATAAATTTAAATTTGCTAAAAATAATATTGCTAGCAGTAATTTAGTTTTTGGTTTTGACCCACAAACCCCTAATAGGTCTTTGTTAAAAACAAACTATTACCATTACTTGGACGGACAAAACTCAAATACAAATAGTAGTTCATATTTATTATTCCCATCTATGGGTGGTATTAATTTTGACCAATCAATCTATGAATGTACAAATAATACAAATATTTTAACAAAAGAACTGAACAATAACAAATCTGTGCATAACGGGGCGATTAGGTCTTTATGGGGAGCATCACACTTTGGATATTTTGATAATAGTTTAATAAAAAAACCGTTACCAAACGAATACTTAAAAGTAATTAATGTTAATACTCCCGAACAAAATTCGTTTGATTTAACAAATACACAATCAACATATTCACAAATTGATGAGATATTGTCCGTGTTTAACACCGATTTATTAGATAAGTTTGAAAGTGAGTTTTTAACGTTTTGTAATTACCAACCAACAGCAGAAAGTTTATCACTAAAAGGTGAGATTACCCAACCATCATATTCTGATACTAATAAAATTACTAACTTAAAAAATAGAAGACTTTATAACCAAATAGGTTCGTTATTTTATATTGCTAAAACGGGGATAAATTTATTAAATGAAAATACTGATGGGATAGAATTAGGGTCTAAACAAATAACGTCTTTCTTATCATCCGTTTCCGACTTTTTAAAATTTGATTGTGTTATAAAAAACTCAAACCCAGGTAATTACGACAGAAGAATCTTTGAATCGTTCATAACTAATCCGACAATTTTAAATCCAATAAGTTATAGTGGAGAACCATATATTAAAAACACATTACCAACAAGTGCTCAAACAATTTCGTTATTATTAAGTGAGTCACAAAACAAAGATGCGTGGAACGCACTAAAAACATATGTGGGATACTCAAACGAAGATAAATTAAAATATACAGATTCTGGTAGCTCAATCACCGACTTTTTTGTTGATATGGATATTGAGTTTACGGAGACAAACGTTAAAACACTTTATCAATTGATTAAAATGTACGCAACATTAAAAGCGGAAAACGTTGATTTTGATAAAGTTGAGTTCAAAACTCAAATCACTAATTTAGTTAAGTCACAAGAATCATTTAAAGAAAAAATGTTAAATCAAACATTTTCATATATTAATAAAAATACTCCTGAAGTTAAACTTGAAAGTCAGTCACAAATTGCCAAAAGTGCTATAAGTAGTGACGCAACTAAATTGACGACATATAACACATTAAAGGCATTTAATGATAAGTGGGTTGCAGGGTCTGACCTTAAAACAAGAACATTGTTTGAAGATTTTCTTTTTATGGATAGAGCAAATAGTGATTTAGGAGATACGTTTGTGATTGATATACAACAGGTAAAAACAAGAATAGAAGCAAACCCAAATCAAAATATGATGCAATTAGTTAGTTGGATTTTAAAAGACAACTACTTTATGTTCTTTGCGATGCCGGCATACATAAACTTTTATGGTATACAACAGTTAACAGGAGATAATACACCTAAAGAAGATATAACAATAGGTAATGATTTATTCGGTACACATTTAAATGTCGATTACTTAAACTCAAGTCCTAAGTTTTTATGTTTATATATGGGAAATCCTTCGGAATGGCCAAAACCAAAAGAGAATTCGTTTATCAGATTTGGGGATGATAGTTTTGATTTAAGAATATCCGATAACCCACTAAGGGTGTCAGACCCAAATAGGGATTACGGTAAAAATAATAAGGTTGTTGGATTTGCGGTGGACTTTGGTATCCAAAATCAAAACATATTTAAAAATTTAGATTTAGATATGTCTGAGAAAAAGAATACTGCGGAAACTTTTAAAATATTCGCTCAATTAGGTGATTCAGTTTCGGGGGATAAAGTCGCTCAAGAATCTGTATCAATGTATAGTACCTATAAAACTAGGTCGTATACTTGTGGGGTAGAATCGATGGGTAATGTTATGATACAACCTACAATGTACTTTGCTTTAAGACACGTACCACTTTTTTATGGGCCATATTGGATAAACGAAGTGACACATAGTGTTAACCAAACAGATTTTACGACTAAGTTTACCGGTATAAGAACACCAAAATATTCACTACCAACAATTGATAATTTAGTTGCATCAGTAAATAAAAGTATTCTTAAAAACTTTAAAGCAAAACAAAATTCTGTAAAACCAAACGAAGAATCGGAAAAAGAAAAAACATTAGAAATTGATCCGGAACCTGTAAAAATTGGTTATATGTCAGCATGTACTAGTACGACGGCATTCCCTACTATACCGTTTGAAGATTTAAGGTCAGACAAGTTAAGTGTTAATGAAATGGCGACAATTATTAAAACAAAAACTAATCTTATTGAAATTAGGACACTACTTACCGGTTTGGCATCCACAAGGTCAATAAACGTGGTGAAAGATAGTATTGTTCAAACAAGTAACAATAACTACTACCAAATTTTAACTAATAAGACATACGGAGCCAATTTAAATACTCAAATAACTAGTCAATCTTGTGCATCTATAAATGGAATACAAGTACCAATAGCATCGTTTAACAGTTTCAGTACAAGTACCGACTTTGTTAATTCATATTTTTCTGCAATGAAACCTATGATTGATGAATTGGTTAAAATTAACCCTAATACCGAGATATCAAAATCGTATGGAGAGGCGTTAACTCAGTTAGTTTATACGACTTGGGACACAACAAAAGGGTATGGTGAAAACGTTACGATACAACAAATAAAAGATATTACATTAAAAGATAAGACTGACGGAGTTTTTACCGTATACGATTCGTATGTTAGTATATTTAAAACATATTACGAATATTATTTGGCAAATCCGTAATAACTATATATTTATATATAAAATAAAAATATGAACGTTAAAAATTTATTAGACGATTATCTTAGAAAAGATACTCGTGTTACTGAAAAACAAGTAGAGAACGGTTACAAAGAAGTATGTGATTTAGACACTGGGGATTGTTATACTATTAGAATGAAAGATGGTTTAATTGAAAGAGTTGATAACACAATGAAAACAAATAGAACACTTAGAGTTGAAACACCTACGGGAGTTAAAACATTATTAAACGGGTAATAAAAAAATTAAAAAATGAGTTTAGATAAAAAAATTATTGAAGAATTAAGAAGATTTAATCAAATCAATAAATATGTTTTAAATGAACAAGGTGTTCCACCACCTCCGGGTGAAGATCCAGCGGCAGCACCAGGTGCGGTTCCACCACCTCCGGGTGAAGATCCTGCTCTTGGAACAACCCCACCACCACCTCCGGGAGAAGAGCCGGCAGCGGGTGCAGAACCTGCTGCAACTGAAGTACCTGAACCTGTTGATGTTGAAAACGATCCCGATGTTGAAGAAATAGGTAAAGAAGGTGAAGGAGAAGGTGACGATGAAGAAGTTGAAGAGATTGATATTACAGACCTTGTAACATCACAACAAGAGATGAAAGACAAACAAGATGAAATAATGGATAACTTGTTTGGGAAACTTGACGACCTACAAAGTAAAATATCAACTATGGACGATATTATGGCTAAAATAGAAAGTTTAGAGAATAAATTTGATAGATATAGAGAAAAAACTCCTGAAGAAAAACTAATGTTGCGTTCTTTAGATTCTTATCCGTATAATCAAAAATTGACCGATTTTTTTGATGATAAAAAAGAAGAGATGGAAGAGGCTGGTAAAAATGAATACGTATTAACTTCTGATGAGGTAGAAAATTTTTCACCTAACGAGATTAAAAAAACCTTTAATAGATATTCAGGAGAAGATGAAAATATGTAATTAAATAGGTTTTAATAATATTAAAAAAGGGTGTCTTGAGATACCCTTTTTTTATTTGACATTTTAGAAAAATCACTTATAATTGTTATAGATAAAAGAGTATAAATTAAAAACAAAAATCTATGGCAAATTCAATTGACGCAGTACTAGCACAGTACGAAAAGAACTCAACACCGAGTTCACAAAAACAAAACATTTCACAAGAAGACAGATTGAAAAGATACTTTTCAGCAATTCTTCAAAAGAATGAAAAATCGGCACAAAGACGAATCCGTATCCTACCAACAAAAGATGGTTCATCACCATTTGTCGAAGTTTGGTACCACGAAATGCAAATTAACGGACAATGGGTTAAGTTGTATGATCCTGAAAAAAATGACAACGAACGTTCCCCACTTACAGAAGTTTATAACGAACTTATCGCCACAGGGAAAAAAGAAGATAAAGATTTGGCATCTCAATACCGTTCACGTTTATTTTACATCGTAAAAGTTATTGATCGTGATAACGAACAAGACGGAGTTAAGTTTTGGAG